GAAACGGTGGCCGCATTTATTGTATGAATAACGATAACGCTGGAATTTTTACCGGAGATGGAACGAGCGGTGCTTATATTTGGGGCGCAGATTTTCGCGTAACCAACGAAGTCAACTCCCTGATCCCACAATACCAGCGCGTCAACACATCCACCGACTACGACACGACGGGCTTCCCACTGTATCTCCGGTTCGACGGAACGGATGATAGTTTGGCGACGGGTAGCATCAATTTCACCAGCACGTCGCAAGTGAGCTTATTTGCTGGCGCAAGAAAACTAAGCGATGCAACAACAGGTGTCGTCGCAGAATTCGGCGATGGTTCAACACAAACAACTGGTCGATTTGCTTTGTATGCTCCATCTGGAAATGCAACAAATTACGCCATTAGATCAAGTGGTTCCGGCGACAACCAAAGGACCTATTCTTATACAGCTCCTATTACAAACGTCATCGCAGGATCAATTACAACTATTGCCGCAGATTCAGCAGCTGCTGTTTCCGCTCGTTTCAACGGCGCGGCAGTTGTTGGAACAAGTTCTGTGTCAAACGCATCTACAGGAAACTACAGCAACTATCCGCTCTACATCGGTCGCCGTGGTGGAAGCTCATTGCCATACAACGGTCGCCTCTACTCACTGATCGTGCGTGGCGCGCAATCCACCGCAACACAAATCACAAATACCGAAACTTGGGTGAATGGAAAGACAAAGGCATACTGACATGGCTGACGTGTTCCGCACCCTTATCGTCCCCTTCGCCCAAGTTGATTTGGCCCGCCAAGTCGCCGCGATTTTTCCCGGAGGCGAGGGCATGTGGACGACGCCGCTTTCAGTAGATGGGCTTGAGCCGCGAACACATTACATCTCGTCAGGTTACGTCCCCGAGAACTATCAGACCATGGTCCCCTGCCAGTATTGGGAACAGGGCGAAGACGGTGAATGGGTCGAGACGGGTTCGTATGCAGGTGATCCGGTGGCTGTGTACGAGGCCGTGACCGCCGCAGGCGTAGAATGCACACAGGCACAGATCAACGCACTCTTCGCTAGCGCAGACGTGACCGAGCAGGACCCGTTTGTTGCGATGGGTCGCCTTAACCTCCAGATCATATCGAGTGGTACGCCATGACCCGACCACCGTCATCTGTAACACGGACAGGAGCCTACGAGCCGTTCGAGCTACAGGTGAGCCGTGGTCAGATTCCGTGGCACAGAAACTACACGATCTTCGGGTACAACGCTGACGTAGATACGTCCCTCGAAACCGTGTGGCCTTACGGCGGAATACTTACGTTTCCGTCTACTGCTATTCAGCTCTCTGTCAGCTCTGACAATGCTAACGATACGTCAAATGGCACCGGAGCAAGGACAGTGTTTATCGAAGGTCTGGACGCTAACCACGATGTTATAACAGAGGTTGTAACATTGAATGGTCAAACTGCCGTTACCACAACAAAATCTTATCTCCACATCAACAATTGTTATGTGGCTACGGCAGGATCTTTGAATTCAGCGGCAGGCAACATTTATTTTGGCACTGGTGTTGTGACAGCGGGTGTTCCGGCAACCGTTTATGACATCATCCAATATGACTATAATGCTCGTGTCACAGGAAGCTTTACTATTCCTGCGGGATACACTGGTTTTCTCACAGAAGGTTTATTTTCTTCTGGTCAATCTTCAGGATCCGGCCCTGTCACAGGTCGATTGATGACACGCGGGACGGATAACATCCGCAGAACAGCTGCTGTTACAACAGTCAACAACGGTGCCGCAGACTACACGTTTGATTTCCCAGTCGCTATCCCGGAGAAGACAACGGTTGAAGCTCAGGCTGTTGGGACTGGAACAAACAACGCTTGCTCAAGCATGTTTATTCTAATCCTGATTAAGAACGATGCGGGGACTGCGTGATGGCTAAAAAAGACATGGGCATCAAGACCTCCGTTAAGTCCGGAAACTTCCGCCCCACAAAGCAAGGTGCTGGTATGACCGAGAAGGGCGTAAAAGCCTACCGTCGTGCCAATCCTGGTTCAAAACTTCAGACCGCTGTCACCGAGTCCAATCCTTCCGGAGAACGTGCCAAGCGACGTAAATCCTTCTGCGCCCGGTCTGAGGGCCAGATGAAGCAATTTCCGGAGGCGGCCAAGAACCCCAACAGCCGCCTTCGTCAGGCCCGGAAGCGTTGGAGGTGCAAGTAATGTCGATCCCCTTTGAACTCATTTGGAACGGCTTACTGTCGTTAGTTCTTATTCCCCTTTTCTGGGTTCTGGTGTATCTTAATAACCGGATTACATCTATTGCCGAGGCCAACAGTGCGTCGATTGAGCGTATCTGGAAGTCGATGGCAGAGCACCGCGAAGACGTTCCGAAGACCTATGTCACAAAGATAGATCTCCAGAACACGCAGGCACAGTTGTTAACAAGGTTTGATCGTCTGGAAGAGAAGATCGACCGGATGGCAGGAGTTAAATCATGATGATGAAGAAGTCTTCGATCAAGTCCAAGGTTGCAAAGAACAAGGCCAAGATGCCGAAGAAGATGGGTTCGTCTATGCCTATGGGCGGCATGGCTCCATCGAAAGGCATGAAGCCTATGATGGGCATGAAGAAGGGCGGCATGGCCAAGAAGCCGGGCGTTGCTATCATGATTGCTATTGGTAAGCCGAAGGGCAAGATGAAATGAAGAAGCCTGTCTGGGAAAAGCCGAGACCCAAATCTCTAGGTAAACCAAAGAAGCTGACACCTGCTCAGAAGAGCAAGGCTAAGGCTGCTGCGGCAAAGGCTGGTCGTCCATACCCGTCTCTTGTTGATAACATGCGTGCCGCGAGGTCGAAATGAAAAAGCCGAAGAAGGTTGCCAAGGTGATGCGGGAGTTTAAATCCGGCACACTTCATTCCGGCAAGAAGGGTCCGGTTGTGAAGAATCCGAAGCAAGCGATTGCTATTGCGTTGTCAGAGGCTGGCATGAGCAAGCCTAAGAAGAAGGGTAAGTAAGATGCCAAATGTTCCTATGCCTCCGGAAACCCCTGAGTTTCGCAAGAAGGCCCGCAAGAAGATGAAGCCTGAGGACATGCCGATGTCCGATGCCATGCAGAACTATCTCCGCCAGAAGTCTGACGATGAGAGCCGTATGCGCATGGAAGAAGACATGGCGGATGAAGCAAAAGAAGCTTATCCTGTCCGTGGTTACAAAAAGGGCGGCATGGTCCGTGGTTGTGGCAAGGCCGTTCGCGGTCATGGCAAAGGGAAGATGTACTAAGATGGCTGCTGGTGCGATGCTTGCTCTTGGCATGTTTAACAAGAGCCCGAAAAAAGCGAAGAAGCCTGTTAAAGCTTCGAAGAAGATGAAACCCGTCGCCATGAAAAAGGGCGGCATGGCAAAAGGAAAAGGCAAATGATGCGCTCCGATATGTCAAAGCAGATGCAGGGCCCTCGCGCTCCCATGGATCGTGGCTACAATCGTGAAGGCTTCAAGGGTCGTGGTCCGATGACAATGCGCACGATGGGTTATGCCAAGGGCGGTATGGTCTCACCGAAAGGTCAGGGCTGCTGCATGAAGAAAAAATCCTGCAAGATGTCTTGAGGTAAAAGATGGCCCTTTCCGGCACAAAATCCTTCGAGCTTGATGTCGCTGACTATTGCCAAGAGGCATGGGAAAGATGCGGGCTTGATATTCGCACAGGCTATGACCTGCGCACGACGACGCGCAGTCTCAACCTTGTGCTCGCGGATTGGGCAAACCGTGGCCTGAACCAATGGACGATTGAAGAGCAGGTCATTACGATGTCTGCGGGGGATAATGACTATCCTCTTACGGCTGCGGATATTGATGTGCTTGAAGCAGTTGTCCGGTTCACAGATGGCGTTGGTACGGCAAACCAGTCTGACCTGACTGTGGATCGCATCAGCCGCGAGTATTATCTGAACATCCCGAACAAGCTGACACAGGGCCGACCTGTCCAGTACTTCGTGGATCGTCAGATTACCCCTGTCATCAAGGTCTGGCCGACACCGGATCAGACTTACTATCTTGTTGTTAACAAGCTCGTTCGTATGGACGATGCGACTTCCGGGGTTAACACTCTTGAAATCCCTTTCCGCTTTTATCCTTGTCTGGCTGCTGGCCTTGCCTATTACCTCTCTCTCAAGAAGGCTCCTGAGAGAAGCCAGCTTCTTAAAGCTGTGTATGATGAGGAATTTATAAGGGCTGCCGCAGAAGACCGTGACAGGGCATCTTTGAATCTGACACCGGGACGTTCGTCTTATAGGGTGGTGTAATGGCTCGCTTTGCTGTCGGTGCAAGATCTCAGGCCATCTGTGACCGTTGCGGGTTTCAGTATGACTACTTGCAGCTTCGTCAGGAATGGAATGGGTTGAGGACTTGCCCGGAATGCTGGGAGATCAAGCATCCGCAGCTTGATCCCATCTATCCTCCGACCGAACCGCAGGCTCTTTTGAACCCCCGTCCTGATCGCATTGAGCCTATGGATGTGCCTGTAGGCTATGAAATCTTCCCGTTTGTAGAGTATAATCTCCTGCAAGGAGTGACCCAACTCGGGGTTGTTAAGGTGGAGATTAGCTGATGGGCTGGACATATTCGACACTGGTGCAGGCCATCAAGGACTTCACGCAGTATGACGAGACGACATTCAACGCTAACATTGATACGTTCATCCAGAACGCCGAGGAAAGGCTGTTCTATGCTGTCGATCTTGATGTCTTCCGCAAAAACCAAGCCGGAACTTTTACTTCCGGCAACAAATATCTTACCGTTCCTTCCGATTATATGGCTCCATTTAGCCTGAGTGTAACGGTGAATGGGTCACAGAGTTTCCTGTTGATTAAAGATGTCGAGTATATTCAAGAGTATAATCCGACAGGTGCTACAGGAACACCTAAGTATTATGCAATGTTTGACATCAATAACTTCATTGTTGCTCCGACTCCGGCAGGTACATATCCGGTTGAGTTGCACTATTACTATCGTCCGGCAAGTATTGTTACGGCGGGTACTTCGTGGCTTGGGGACAATGCTGAGCAGGCACTGCTTTACGGTTGCTTGGTCGAGGCATATACCTTCATGAAGGGTGAGCCAGACCTGCTCAACCTCTATAACCAGCGGTTCAACGAGTCTCTGGCGCGTCTCAAGAACTACGGTGAAGGCCGTGAAAATGACGATGCGTACCGGGACGGTCTTATTCGGGTAAAGGCTAACTGATGTTTAAAGCAATCGAAAGCGGCCCATTCAGGGTGGATGTTGTAGCCACATCAAACGGCTCGCATGGCCCTGAGTTTTGGGCAAAGCGGGCGACGGAAAAGATTGTGTCTGTCTCTGACACGGCTCCTCCGGCTATCCGCGATCAGGCTGTTGCCTTCCGCGATACAGTTGAGGCTGTTGTTCTTTATTACATCAAAGAGGCTGTAAAAGATAACGCCTCTGTGGTATCCAATAGGTTAGTTGAAGCGGGTCATCCGCAGCTTGCCGACATGATTAGGAGTGTTTGATGAGTTTCTCGGGTAATTTTCTTTGCACGTCTTTCAAGACGGAGCTTTTGCAGGCGGCGCATGACTTTCGCTCAGGCGGCGATACGTTCAAGATTGCCTTGTATACGGACTCGGCCACGCTGAATGCTTCGACAACGGCTTACAGCTCGTCAAACGAGATTACAAATACGTCCGGTTCGGCATATGTTGCAGGCGGTAATACGCTCACAAACGTCAGTCCGACAAGCAGCGGCACAACGGCCTTCACTGACTTTGCGGATGTGTCGTGGAACTCGGCATCATTCACTGCCCGTGGCGCGTTGATTTATAACACGACACCGACGAGTGGTCTTGGCCTGACGAATCCGGCAGTTTGTGTTCTGGACTTCGGTTCTGATAAGACTGTTTCGAGTGGTACATTCACCGTTATCTTCCCGACCGCTGATGCCTCAAACGCCGTGATCAGGATTGCCTAATGACCATATCTCTCAAGCATCTGTTCCAGTCCTCTGTTCCTGACGGAGGTGATACAACACTTGTCCAGCCATCAAACTGGAACGAGGAACACGTACTTGAGATGGCTACAGGCAAACTCCTCGGTCGCTCCACAGCAGGCACTGGCGCTGCCGAAGAGATTTCCGTTGGTACAGGCTTGTCACTCTCCGGCGGCACACTGTCCAATACACTCGACGTTACCCTCACGCCTGGCACAACCGCCACCTCCGGAGGCGCTGCTGGTCAGATCATGTTTGATACTGGCTCAGTGCTTCAGGAAAGCAGCAATCTGGTATGGGATAATACCGCAAAGCGTCTTACAATCTCCGGTTATTCTCTGACCGGAACGGCTGCTGATTCACTGCTCGATTTGTCCGGCACTTGGAACACGACTGGTACACCTACGGCTTTGAAGTTGAACGTCACCGACACTGCAAGTAATGCGTCGTCGCTTTTGATGGATTTGCAAGTTGGTGGGTCGAGCCGATTTAGTGTTCGTAAAGATGGGCGAGCTAACGTTGCTGATTTAAATTGCCCGAGCGG